GCATAATCTGCAAACTCACAATCATAATATCTATCCTCCAGAGCTTCTGATTGTATAAACTCTCTGCCTACAAAGTCATCAATGGCTCTAGAAGCAGCATTAATAGCAATATCAATGTTTGTATCTTGTCCTGTGCCACTAAGCCCAAGCCAAGTTTTAACATCCTCTTTATCTACATACTGACTATGAGCCATTTAGATTATTTATCCTCTGATTTTTTAACAGCTTTATTTTCTACTTTTTTAACTGCTTTTTTTTCAAACTTAACATCTGGAATAGGATCTCCTATACCTGCAACAAGTGTTCCTTTTTCAAAAGGATTTTCTTTACTTTGTTTCATTTTTCCAGATTCTTTGTCTTTCCAGACTTTTTGCTCTGGTTTTTCTACTAATTTCATATTGTTCTCCATATCCCAAGCAGAGCCAACAACCTCAGTTGTCATAACAAAAGTGTGACTCTGCTTAGACATAATCTATTTATTCAATATCTGCTATTGAAGCAAATGCTTGTGGCTTATATACAGCTAATGCATATCTTAATGAAGCCTTAACAGTAAGGATATCCTTACCAAAGTCTCCATCAGCAGCAGAGTCAGAAATTTGTAATTCCATTCCTCTCCTGAATACATGGTTTACTGCAAGTCCACCACCAAATTTACCTAATACAACATCAACTGATGAGCTAACAGCTCCACCAATTTGAGATGATTTAACAACAGGTAATCCCCAAATAGTTGGGCTTCCTGAGAAAGCAGATGCACCAAGCATAAAGTTGTTGTTTCCATCAACTTGTCCTGCTAGTGCTTCATAAGCTGCAGGAGACATGACAATAGCATCTGGTGCTAATTTACCATTGACTTCTACATCTTTGATACCCTCTAGGATAGTTCTTAATTTACCACCTACTGTTGCAGGATAAGATCCTGCTGAGTAAGTAATTGCATTAATACCTGATTGATTTAATATACCTTTGATATTAGGTGCAATACCATCTCCTCCAATAACTTGAAGTTCTAATCTTTGCAAGACATGATTAGCAAGTCTGCCATCAAAATATGCTCTAGCTCCTGCTTGATCCTCTAACAACTCACTTGTAATAGGTAAAGTTGTAATGAATTTTCTTACAGGTGCAGTAACAGCAGTATAACTAAATGCATCCTCTCCTGAAGCACTACCCTCAGCAGTTTCAGCAGCATTGTTTGTAGCTGTTTCTTGCAAGAAATAATAGGTTGTTTGGTCTGTATTGATTGAATCAATCAAATCTAATACAGGATTTGGATCTGGCTCTATAGCAGGTATTACTTGCTGATAGATGGTATCTCTAGTCCATACTGAAGTTGTAACTGTTGTTTTAGCTTCAAAAGGAACATTTTTAATACCATGATCCACAAAGCTCTTGTAAGCATTTGAATCTAAAAATTGTTGTCCAAGAGTTTTTGGCTCATCAACTTCTGGCTCTCCATAAACAGGCATTCCAGAAACTTTTTTAGAGTTTTCCATATTCTCTTTGTTAGCTGACTTGACTTCCTCTAATTCTGTTAATTCAGTAATTTTTGTGCCAAGTTCTGCTAATTCATCATTTCTTTTTTTGATTTCCTCTTTTTGATCTGATGAAAGTTCAGACAAGTCTTTTACAGAATCAAATATCTTAGCAAGATCCTCAGATTTTTGAGCTTTTTCAGCTCTCATTTCTTTAAGTGTACTCACTTTAATATTTCTCCTTATTAATTATTTTCCATTAAGTTCTTTTGAACATTAATGAATAACTCATCATCTTTAACAGGATCATATCCAAACTCAGCTAAGACATCATCCAACTTAATATAAATTGCATTTAGTCCTGCTAAGTATGTTTGTATCATCTCTGTAGATTTTGAGCTTAATGTTTTCTTTTCAGAGTTTCTTAGAGAAGCAAGATCCTCTATTCTCTCTGTAAATGCCTTAAGCTCCTCAAGAGAAGCCACAGCTTGTTCTCCAAGTCTTACTCCCTGTTGGGATTTACTGATACTTGCATCAGTTGTACTTGAAACTTCTGGCTCTGTAGATTCAACCTGCATCTCTGCTTTGATTTCCTCATCTACAGGCTCTAAACCTGATTTAAGTGCTTGAACAAAACTGTTCTGCTGAGCACCTACTAGCACAGGAGAAACCTCCCATACTTTTACATCCTCTAATACTCTTACAGGAACTTCCTCTCCCTTTGAGTCAATATGAGTTCCTTTTGATGATTTCATTACTTGAAACCCATAAGAGAACTGTTGCATATCTTGCATCTCTTTAACTGTGTTATATGCTTCTTTCCCTGCTTCTGTATTTAGAAAATATCCTTTAAAAACAGCTTTTTGATTATCTGTTTCTATGATGCCTCTACCAATTACTTTACTCCAATCATGATTCCAGACTAAAGGAACTTTATTCCCTGTATATCCTGATCTTAAGGCATTGGCTTTTGTTACATCATTATCACTATCTATTGTGTCAAATAATGAAAAAACTGCCTCTATATATCTTTTATCTCCATCCTCTTTTAGCTCAATAGGAGCATTCTTAAAAGAAAGATTTTCTGGTCTTTTTACTTCACTCATCTATTACCTCAATATAAGCCTCTGTACATCTACAATTAGCAATTAAACTAATTGGAGCTTTTGGATCTCTAGGAGCATCCAACTTAATACCATTATACAGATAAAAGCTGTTCAGAGGAACTCTTTGATTATCTAGCTCAAAGTGTGCTTCTCTAGTTAAACCATCTCTCC